CGGTGGGCAAAGTAATCTTTACTGACGACATACCAACGGCTTGCACCAATGGTCGTGATGTTATGTATAGCCCTGACTTCATCAAGACACTAGATGATAAGGAGTTAAACTTTGTCGTGCTACACGAGGCATTGCATAAGGTCTATCAACATATGCACTTGTGGCGAAAGCTATTCAAAGAGAATGGTCAACTTACTAACATGGCGGCTGACTATGTTGTGAACTATGCAATACATGAAGCTGATGAACATAGTGAAATTGCTAAACGACCTGACTCAGCGTTGTTTGATATTCATTATGCCAACATGACAACTAAGCAAGTGTTTGACATGCTGAAGAAAGATAGTCAGTTTATTTCTATACAGGCAGGGCATGATACCCATGATTGGGAAGGTGCTGAAAGTCTGTCTGATGAAGAAGTTAAAGAGACAGCCAAGCAGATAGACCAAGCGTTGCGTCAAGGTGAAATCATTCGTGGCAAGATGCAAGGTAATAAAAACCGAGCAGTCAACGAGATACTTGAACCTAAAGTAAATTGGCGTGAGCAGTTGCGTGACTTTGTTAATGCAACATGTCGTAACAAAGATAGAACATCATGGAAACGACCACACAAGCGTTTCATTGGGCAGGATATTTATATGCCTAGCATGATAGGTGAAACCATAGGTAAGATTGTGGTTGGTATTGACACATCAGGTTCTATTGGTGATAAGGAACTTAACGAGTTCTTAACAGAAGTCGTAGCTATATGTGATGATGTATCCCCATCAAGTATAGAGTTGTTGTATTGGGATACTCATGTTGCAGGACATGAGACATATAATCAAGGTGATTATAGTGCCTTAGTTCAATCTACTAAACCTGCAGGGGGTGGTGGCACTCATGTTGGGTGTGTTAATCAGTATATCAAAGATAAACGCATCGAACCTGAAGCTATCATTATATTAACAGATGGTTATGTGGAAGAAGATTGGGGTGGTAGTTGGGGTTGCACACCTACACTATGGGCAATTACAACTAAATACAATACATCACCACATGGTAAGACAATTCACATTGATAGATAACCGAACAAAGTTAACAGCTGTTAATAATGTTCACAACATAAAGGAGAGAGAAAGTGGCAACATATTTAAGACAAGAAGTAGAGCAGTATACTAAGTCGATTACTATGGAAATAGATTTTAATTTGTTTAGTGATAGGCAGATTAAAAACATAGTAAGACAAGTTCGTAATGGAAGTGTATCTACAGGTAGAACAATGCCTTCAGCAGTAGCTAGGTGGTTGATTAAAAAATATCCTATGCCTCACTTCCGTTTTAGTAGATGGTATTCTTCATGGAAAGACATCCCAAACGGTCACGCTTTCTTTGAAACGCTTAAAAATGTAGCATCATTAGCTAAAATTAGTGGAGATTCTTATGACGGACGCCACATAGAAAACGATCTTAATACAGCAAGCAAGCAACATCCGTCAAGTGAAATAAGAATGTATACCTACGATAAAGAAATGATAAAAGTTTTAAAGAATGCTATGAAAATTGATAATGTTGTTGAGGGCGAACTAAAAGAGTTTTTAGATAAGTTAGAAAATAAAACTCTTGGTTTGGTTGCTGTTAAATTTCAAGAGTTTGCAGATAGTTATTAACATTAAGGAGAAAAACATGAAAGAGATTCAAATACATCAAAATCTAACAAAAGTGGCAAAAAGTATAGTAGTAAACATTGATATAGGTAACCTTACTAAAAATCAACTAAAGAGAATAGCTAAGCAAGTAGAAAATGGTTATGCAACAAGTGGTGATGCCACAACATCATATATGACTAGAAGTATATTGCGTGAATATAAAATTCCACATTTTATTGTGGGTAATGAAAGCAATAGTTATATTACATGGCAAAATATACCTTCCAACCATCCAATATTTGATGAGTTAGCAGGCGCAGTTGCACTCACAAAGTTAACTGTTCCCGAACACGATCATCAAAAAGAACGATTAGAACAAGCTATAAAAAAATGGGATCGTATTTTATTAGAACGTCCAACAACAGGTAATTTTGATTTGTATGAGATTGATTATATGATTAGAGACAAAGTTCATGCTGTTGGCAGACTTAAAATAGATAAAGACCACAAAGTGTATGAGTTCTTAAAGGTTTTACCTGATATGAAAACGTTCCCTTTACTTCTTGGTCAAGGACAAAACGAGTATTCATATCCTTTACCATATGAAGAAAAAGATGAAGATGAGGATGAATACTATGCCTAAACCTAAAAGCGTAAACATACTCTCGTGCAAGTGGGGCACAGTTATATCTGTGAGAGACCACAACAATGAAGAGTATCGTATGGACTATTGGGCTTTGCATCATGTATTGATGCAGTTAGTAGATACAGATTGGTTTAAAGATAAGAAAGTGAAATGGAAATATAAGCGTTTAGATTTTGAAGAAACATATAAGCATTTATTGTATCACCCTGCATTACATAAAATTATCAACGTAGAGGAGGAAATAAAATGAGCAAGAAAGAACTAGATGTAAAGTATGAAGTAGGAAAAAAAGCTGAAGAACTTATGGCGGTATTACAAAATAGTGAATTAAGTTTTGGACAAGGACTAGATGCACTTGCATTAGCCATAGTAGTATCAGCACTTAACGCAGAGATTCCCAAAGAAACGTTTTTAGAAACTATGGGAATTAGATACGACCATTTAGCAAATTATGCAAAAGAAAATGATACATTTTATAAAGAAGACACAACTAACAACATTCACTAAAGGAGTATTAAAATGAGTATCAGTATAGCAAGCAGTGCAGTCTTAATTGACTTAAACATATCAGTATGGACAGCTAGGAAACTAGATAAGAACGTGTCTAAAGAGATAGATATTAACAAGAACACAACCATCAAGGCAGGTAATTACAACAAGCATATCCTTGCAGGTTCAGACCAATTAGATAAGATTACCAAACTATCAGGAGAAATCCGTGAATGGCATGGTAGACAGACATTACCTTGGTCAGATACAGGCACAAGACTATTGCCTATGAGTAACTTCTTTGATTATAAACATCAGTTAGGCGTATATGAGGCTGAGTTTAAAATACGTGTAAATACGTTTATACAAGAATATCCTAATATTATTCAGAGCATGGCATTTAAACTAGGTCAATTATTTGATAGAGGAGAATATCCCGATGCTCATAAGATTGCATCTAAGTTTAATATGAAATATACTATTATGCCTGTCCCCGAAACTAATGACTTTCGTGTTGATATAGCCGATGACATTCGTAATGAGATGAAACAGGAATATCAGAAAGCATACGAGGGTAGAGTAGAGTCCGCTATGTCAGATGCATGGTCTAGATTGCACACCACTCTTGAGCATATGATAGATAGGTTAAGTGGTAATGATAAAAAGATATTTAGAGATAGTTTAGTAGATAATGCATTAGAGTTGACAAATCTCTTAACAAGGCTTAATGTAACAAATGATCCAAAGTTAGAACAAGCACGACAAGCTTTGGAACAGACATTAGTAGGTGTTACAGCCGATGAGTTACGAGATAGCTTAGGCGCACGTCAAGAAATTCTTGCTCGTGTAAATCAAATTATGGAGACCATATGAAAATATATCACGTCATGGATGAAAATTCATCCATCGTGCCACAAGAAGATAGAGAAAAGATTGCAGTTTTAAAACTTGTAGAAACAGGTAAGTACGTAGAGAACATGGGTGTTAGAGATGGTCAGTTCTTTATCATACCTGAAAATAAATCAGATGAAATATATCTAGATTATAAAGCGGCTATGTTACGAATAGATAAAGCCTTTAAGACACGAATAGATCAAAGGTTATTAGACCAAAAATCTATGGAGTTCCATAACAAAAAAGCGGAAGCTATGAGACGCTTTATGGAAATGCCAACATGAAACAACCCATAAAAGAAAAATGGGTTAAGCAACAAGTAGTTAAGATGCTAAAGGATAGGGGGGCTTACTACTTCTATCCTGTAGCAAGCGGCTACATGAGTATAGGTGTTCCTGATATTGTTGCATGTTATAAGGGAGCATTTATAGGTATTGAATGCAAAGCAGGTAATAATAAACCTAGTGTTTTACAGGAAAAAAATTTACAGCACATACAAGATAATAAAGGTATAGCAATGGTAGTAAACGAAAATACACTATTATCGTTACAAAACTTTTTAGATGAAATGGGAAAATGGAAATGACAAGACTAAAAACAATACTAAATAAATACAAGGAGACAAGAATGGCAAGACCAAAATTTAGAATGATGCTATCCATGCAAGAAACACAAGACATGGTTAACCAACCACCGCACTACACTAAGGGGAACATAGAGACCATAGATATTATGGAAGCTAAGGCAACACCCGAAGAGTTTAAAGGGCATCTTAAACTGACAGCATTAAAGTATCTTACACGAGCAGGACATAAAGAAAGTGAATTACAAGATGCAAAAAAGACACAGTGGTATGTTAATAGATGGGTTAAAACTTTAGAAAAAGAAGCAGTAAATTCAAAATAATGTGGGTATTTCAGCTTGCGTTAATATCAGGAGTTATGGTAGGCTTAGAACTTAGATACTTAGAAGATGATGCACCGTATCATTTTTCTTTAGTAATTGACCTACTCATATTTAGATTGATATTACAAAAGCTTAAACATGTCCGATGACGCAGATAAAACACAAGATAGATTAGAACTAGAAAATGCTATACGTAAGCAACAGATGGAGAATATCCGTTATGTTAAGGGTACGGGTCACTGTTTAAATTGTGGCGAAACTCTTAATGATACTCGTCGTTGGTGCAATAAAGATTGTGCTGATGATTGGGAATACAACGTCAATAGACGCAATATATAGGAGAGAGAAATGGCTACAAGATCAATTAAACCTACTACTAGGGAAACATCGGCTACGACTTTTGATCGTGGCGAACGCAATCTAATTGTTACCATTCATCATGGTGTTATTAAAATCAGACCTAAAGGATTAAAGTCAGAGGAAGTTATTGACATCGCGGCTATCTATGAGCATGCAGTCAAAGCCCGCGTTAGGGGTAAGTAATGCCTAACTTGATAACGTTAGACTTCGAGACATATTACGATAAGGACTATGGCTTAAAGAAGTTTACTACAGAAGAGTATATACGTGATGAGAAGTTTGAAGTCATTGGGGTAGCTGTCAAAGATAAAGGTGTAACTAAATGGTTTACAGGAACACACGCTGAGACCAAAGCTTTCCTAGACTCATACAATATGCACGAACATTTTGTGCTAGGTCATAACATGAGGTTCGATGCATCTATTCTATCATGGGCATTTGATATACACCCCTTAGGTTTATTCGATACCATGAGTATGGCTCAAATTTTACATGGACTAACTGAGTCTGTATCATTAGCTAACCTATCCAAATTTTATAATCTGGGAGAAAAAGGAACAGAAGTCCTTGATGCATTAGGAAAGAAACGTTCTGATTTTGAACACAATGACTTAGCTAAGTATGGTAGCTATTGCATCAATGATGTAGAACTAACATATGATTTGTTTAGTGAGTTAAAGGACAGGTTTACTGCGCCCGAAATGAAACTAATAGATTTAACTATCCGTATGTATACAGAACCTAAGCTAGAACTTAACAAAGGTTTATTAATACGACACCTCCACGAAGTTAAAGAAGTTAAAGAAAAGCTACTAGCCTCAGTAGCCGTAGATAAAGAACTACTCATGAGTAACCCTAAGTTTGCTGAGTTACTTATTGATCACGGAGTTATACCCCCCACAAAAATTAGTCCAACAACCAAAAAGGAAACTTATGCTTTTGCAAAAACTGATGAAGAATTTAAAGATTTATTGGCTCATGAGAACCCATATGTGCAAGCACTTGCTGCAGCGCGTATTGGCAATAAGTCGACGCTCGAAGAAACCCGTACAGAGAACTTTATTCAAATAGCCAATCGAGGTAAGCTACCTGTCCCGTTAAAATATGCGGGCGCAGTAGTTACTCATAGATGGAGTGGTGTTGATGGTATTAATTTACAAAATTTACCAAGATCATCAGAGCTAAGGCGAGCTATTTGTGCGCCTAAAGGATACAAACTTGTAGCGTCAGACTTAAGTAATATTGAGTTAAGGTTAGCTTATTGGTTTGCTCAATCACAGGGTAAGATACAACAGATTAGAGATGGTATTGACTTGTATAAACAATCCGCAGCAGAGATAACAGGCACAGAATATAATGCTGTTGATAAAGACCTACGTTATATATTCAAGGTTGTCAACTTATCAGGTATCTATGGTGTCGGTGCTAATAAGATGCACTCTATTCTAAAGCAAGGCGGAGTTAAAAAAGAACTTCACGAAGTTAAAAACATTGTCTATGCTTACAGACGCGCTAATCCCGAACTTGTTGAAGCGTGGCAAGATGCAGGCACTATGCTAGAGTCTGTTCGTGCAGGGCATCACTATGCTATGGGTAATGGTGGGTTAATAGTAAGTGTCCCTCATGAAGGCATGATGAAACCTAATGGCATGATACTAGGGCTACCTAACCTTCGTAAATTAAAGACAGATATGGGTGAGTCCTGGGCATATGATAAGTTATTGGGCAGAACTTTAATCCCCGAATATATACACCCAGCTAAAACATTTCAACGCTGTATACAATCGCTTGCTCGTGATATAATTGCAGAACAGTTGATACATGTAGCTAAGAAATATCCTGTTGTTATGACTGTGCATGATGAGTTAGTTATGCTATGTAAAGATACAGAGGCAGATGATTGTGTAGCTTATGTTAAACAGTGTATGACAACTGCGCCCTCTTGGTGTCCTGACTTACCGTTAGGTTGTGAAGTAGGTGTAGGTGATAACTATATGGATGCTAAGTAATGAACTACTATGAAATAGGCACTAAGTCTACTATAGCTAAAGAACTATATGACTACGCCTT